TGGATCTCCAACCTGATCGACGAGGGCCTGCCAACGGTAGGCGGCGGCGGTCGAGGTGTGGCGGTCGAGATCGACAGCCAGGCCGCCATCGAGTGGCTGATCGCCCGAGAGGTTCGGCGCGAGCTGGGCGAGGAGGGCGACGACGACGAGGGGGCCGGCTCGGCTTCGACTGAGGAGCGCCTGCTCAAGCGTGCCCGTCGCGAAAAGCTGCAGATCGAGATCGACAAAGAACGCGGCCGGCTAGTGCCGATTGACGCAGTAATAACCCTGGCGACCAGCATCGCGGCGGTCTATGCGACCCAGCTCGACTCGCTGCCAAGCCGTTGCGCCTCTGACCTGGCGGTGCTCGATGACCCTGCCACAATCCGAGCTCGACTATTTGAGGAAACGCGGCGTATTCGAGCGGCTACAGCCGACCGGCTCGAACATCGCGCACGCGGTTTCGCTGCAGAAGTTGGTGAGCTCGATTCACTTCGTCGCGGCGATGGTGAGTGCGCCGCCGCCGAGGACTAGCGACGAGTGGGCGCGCGATAAGCGAATCATGCCGCCGAGCGCGCCGATCCCTGGCCCGTTCAACCCTGACGCCAACCCCTACATGCGCCCGGTTGCCTGGGCGTTTGCCCAGCCCTGTTTCTCCCGGGTGACCTTCGTCATGGGAACGCAGATGGGCAAGTCGGTGACGATGGAGAACATCATCGGCCACCGGCTCGACGAGGATCCGACGCCTTGCCTGTACGTGGCACCGACCAAGCCGCTGATCGACAGCACGGTCGAGCCCAAGTTTATGGCCATGTTTCGCGAGTGCGCCTCGCTCTGGAAGAAGTACGACCAGGGCATCAGCACGAAAATGACCAAGTGGCTGGCCGGTACCAAGTTCCGCTTCGCCTGGGCCGGCTCGCCGACTGAGCTCGCCGCCGACTCTGCAGGCCTTGTGATGGTCGACGAGGTCGACCGGATCGTAAACACCAGTGAAGGCGACACGACCGAGATCATCGAGGCGCGGGGCGATGCCTACGCCGACTCGAAGATCGGCTACACCGCGACGCCAACGGGCGGCAAGGTTACGCGCCGCGCGGATCCGCGCACCGGGCTGTGGCATTGGGTACCAGGTGAAAAGCGGGCGATCAGCTCGAAAGTCTGGCAGCTCTGGCAAAGCGGCACCCGCCACGAGTGGGCGGTACCGTGCCCGCATTGCGGCGAGTACTTTGTGCCCTGGTCGGATCTGCTGTGGTGGCCTGGCAAGGGCTCTGCAGAAGAATGCACACCCGACGAGGCCTTCAAGCATGCCCGGCTGACCTGTCCGTCAACCGGCTGCATGATCGAGGACAAGTGGCGGCCCTGGATGAACAAGCGCGGCGTGGCCGTTGCCCCCGGCGAGTCGGTCACCAAGGCCGGCGCGATCCGTGGCGAGGCTGATACCGCGGGCTTTACGCACTACTCGATTTGGGTCTCTGGCCTGTGCTCCTTTGCGGTCAAGAAGTCCTACGGCTTCCTGGCCAAAAAGCTGTTGGGGGCTCAGGTTTTCGGCGACCCGGCGCGCCTGCAGGCGGTCTTTAACACCGGCTTTGGCGAGTGCTACTCAGAAGCGGGCGACGCCCCGAGCTGGGAGGAGGTGCGCGCCCAGTGCTACGGCTACGCCGCGGCCGAGCTGCTGCTCGATCCGCTGCGGATTTTCTGCACCATCGACGTGCAGAAAAATCGCCTGGTGTACGTCATTCGCGCCTGGTACGCCGGCCTCGGGTCGATGCTCCTCGAGCACGGCGAGCTATGGGGCGAGACTGACCAGGACGCGGTATGGGAGCAGCTCAGCGAGCTGATCGACACCGACTACGACGGCCAGCCTATCAACCAGACCGGCATCGACATCGGCTACCGCGACGACCAGGTCTACCGCTTTATCAACGAGCACAAGGGCCGGGCCATGGCCCTGCGCGGCCGCGACCGCCTCGACAAGCCATTCCGCAAGGAAGTGGTCGAGGTCGACCGCAAGGGCAAGACCCGCAAGCGTGGCGACGCCCGCTGGGCGTTCGACTCGCCCCTGGCCAAGCGCTGGGTGCATAGCCGTTTCGGTCGCCCTGACACGCGCCCGGGCTGGTGGCTGCTGCATCAGCAGGTCACCGACGACTACTGCAAGCAGCTGGTCGGCGAGGAGTGGCGCGAGTCCGAGGGCAAGTTCGACCAGGTCGGCGAAAACCACTACCTCGACTGCGAGGCCATGCAATACGTCCTGGCCATGCACGCCAAGCTGCACCGCCGCAAGGTGGGCCAGCTGACCAAGGCGCAGTTGCGCGAGGCGATCAAGGCCGGGCCGATGGCTGAACGCCTGCCCGCCGAGGTGGCGGATCCGTCGCCGGCTGCAGATCCCGAGCCGGCACTGCCGCCAAGTGAGCCCGACCAGGTCGAGGCGAAGCCCGCCAAGCCCGCGCCAACGCGCAAGGCTGACGCGCCGAAAGCCAAGGCCAAGCCCCGCTTCAACATCATCAGAAAGCCCCGGCGGTGATCGCCGGCGGCTGAGGCAACCCTATGGAACCGACACAACTGCACGCGGGCGACTCTGTCGCCTGGGAACGCGCCGTGCCGGGCTATCCGGCGGCCGATGGCTGGCGACTGTTCTACGCCCTGATCGGCCCGGCGCAGTACGTGCTCGAGGCGATTGCCGGCGAGCCCTACCGCATCGAGGCGAGCGCCGCTGATACCGCGGCGTGGTCGCCTGGTGCGTACCGCTGGGCCGCGTTCGTCGAGCTCGGCACCACGCGCAAGACGGTGGCCACCGGCCGCCTCGAGGTCTCGCCCAACCTGGCGACGGCTGAGCCCTACGACGTGCGCAGCCATGCCGAGCGAATGCTCGCGCTGATCGAGGCCGCGCTCGAGAAGCGGATCCCGAAAGACCAGCAGAGCTATGAGATCGACGGCCTGCGGCTCGACCGGATCCCTATCGAGCGCCTCGATGCTCTGCGCAGCAAGTACCGGCGCGAGCTGATGCGCGAGAAGAACCGCCGCTGGCCAACCGGCCGAGTGGTCAAATTGTCCATGGGGTAGCCTATGCAACCGTTGAAAGCCCTGGGCCGATTTTTCGGGCTGGGCGGCACCCCTGCGCCCGTCGCTGAGCGCGTCGAGCCGCAAGTGGGGCGTCGCCGCGGCTTCAAGATGGCCGGCGGCGGCCGCCTGGCGAAAGCCTGGTCGGGGCGCTCGAGCGGTGCCGACGCCGACCAGGTGATCTACGCCGACCACGAGACCCTGCGGCAGCGCGCCCGCGAGCAGTCGATCAACACCTCCTACCTCAAGCGCTTCTATCGCCTGTTGCGCCAGAACGTGATCGGCCCCTACGGCATCCGCCTGCAATCCAAGGCGCTGCTGCCTGACGGCAAGCCCGACCGCATCACGCGCCGGCTGATCGAAAAGGAGTGGCGGAAATTCTGCAAGAAGGGCGTCTTCGACGTTACCGGCCGCTATAGCTACGTGACCTTCTCCTGGCTGTGGCTCGAGACCCTGGCCCGCGATGGCGAGGTGCTCGTGCGCCTGGTGCGCAACTGGCCGAACCGCTGGGGCTTCGCCCTGCAGATCCTCGAGGCCGACCGCCTCGACCTGAACCTTAACCAGCTGCTCGACAACGGCAACCGCATCAGGATGGGCGTCGAGATCGACGAGTGGGAGCGCCCGGTCGCGTACTGGATGCTTAACGACCACCCGGGCGACATCCTGCGCCGCGCCGAGGAGCGCTACGAGCGGATCCCAGCGAGCGAGCTGATCCACACCTTCGACCCCTGGCGGCCGCATCAGTCGCGCGGCTTCACCTGGACGCACGCCGCGGCCGTGGACATCCACCACCTGGGCGAGTTTCGCTCGGCGACCCTGGTCAAGGCCGAACACGCGGCCAAGATCACCGGCTTCTACGAGCAGGACGCCGAGTGGCTGGATCCGCCAGACGACGAGACGGGCGACGTCGACGTCGTCGAGGAGGTCGAGGCCGGTACCACCAAGGTGCTGCCCTACGGCCTGACCTACAAACCGCACCAGAACGCCTCGCCCGGTAGCGACTACGCGCCGTTCGTGAAGGACACCCTGCGCGGCGGTGCTGCTGGCCTGGGGCCGAGCTACAACCGGCTGGCCAACGACCTGGAGGGCGTCAGCTTCTCCTCGCTGCGCTCTGGCGAGCTGGACGAGCGCGACTTCTACAAGTGCTGCCAGGAGCTCGTGATCAGCGAGCTGCTCGAGCGCGTGGGCGAGGAGTGGTTCAACTGCGCCTTGCTCAAGGGCGCGATCAAGATCGCCCCGCGCGATCTGGCCCGTTGCAGCGACCAGGAATGGCAGGCCCGCGGCTGGGACTGGGTCGACCCCTTGAAGGACTCGAAGGCCTCGCGCGAAAGCGTCGCCGGTCGCATCAAGTCGCGCAGCCACTACATCCGCCTCAACGGCGACGACCCCGACGAGGTTTTCGACGAGCTCGCTCAAGAGGAGCAGCAGCTCAGAGAAATGGGGCTGCTCGCTGAACCAACACCAACCAACCAGGAGAAGCCAGACGATGCCGGCGACGACCGCGAAGAAGACGAGTAGCGGGGAGCCGATGCCCGTCATTCGCCAGATTGAAGGGCAGCAGCTGCAGCGCTCGCTCGCTGTAGACATCGGCACCCTGGATACCGAACAGCGCACCGTCGAGGTCGCGGTATCCAGCGAATACCCGGTGCGGCGTTGGTTCGGCATGGAAGTGCTCGACCACTCGCCCGATTCGATTGACCTCACGCGCCTGCATGCCGGTGCGCCCTTGCTCGACCAGCACTGGCGGCAGATCGGCGTTGTCGAGAAGGCCTGGCTGGACGGCGACCGCAAGCTGCGCGCCCTGGTGCGTTTCTCTCGCGGCCAGTACGCCGAGGAGATCTGGCAGGACGTCGCCGACGGGATCCGCCGCAACATCAGCTGCGGCTACCTGGTGCATGAAATGGTGCTCGAGCGTTCCGAGAACGGCCTCGATCACTACCGCGTTACCCGTTGGGAGCCCTACGAGGTTTCCAGCGTTTCCGTGCCTGCAGACCCGACCGTCGGGGTGGGGCGCTCCAAAGATGCAACGACCAACACCATCACCATTCGAGGTATTGCAATGCCCCTTCCGAACGAACCCCAAAACGACGGCCAGAACCGCGACCTGCCGGCCGTAACTGTCACCACCGACCCGGTGCTGATCGAGCGTCAGCGTATCGCCGACATCCATACCCTGGGCGAGCGCTATAACCAGCGCGATCTGGCTACCGACGCAGTCAGCTCCGGCCAGTCGCTTGACCAG